GAGGCGTGGGCCAGCCACTTGTTTACTCGTGGAGAGCTTGACCGGCATGGTAGCAGCGGTGCGCGGCCAGATGAATACCGAGTTCTTCATATCGAACGTATGTGGCAAGCATGGCAGGCCAGTGCAACCCGAGCACAACCAGCGCAGGCGGGGCAGGTGCTGACGGATGACGCTTTGTGGGAACTGTGGAACGCGCAAGGCTGCGACGACATGAACCAATCCGAGGCGATGAAATTCGCCCGCGCCATAGAGCAGGCCGTTCTGGCAAAGCGGGTGCCGCAGTGGTTGCCGATTGAGACAGCTCCGAAGGATGGAAAAAGAATAATGGTTTGGATGGACGATCAGTACGCATCCAATGAACATGCTTTTGCCAAACTATGGTTTTACCAAGACGGAAAACTTGGAGGTGGCGCTGAAGGATACAGCGGAAATTGGAGCATCAGCCACTGGATGCCCCTTCCGCCCCCTCCCGGCATCGTTGGCGAGAAGGGAGGCGCGTGATGGACTGGATTCTTGTCATCTGCGTGGGTTTGAGCCAAGGCGTTTGTGAGCAAAAGCGCGAGGCTCCGTATCAGTTCCTGATTCAGTGCAACGAGCAGCGCGACGCAGTTGCAAAACAACGGGCCGTGATGTTCGCCTACTGCCGCCCAGCGCGGGAACCGGAGCTTGTGAAATGACCGACAAGATCACCGAAGCTGCCAAGGCCGCAGGCGGCACCACATACGTAAATCGGCACTACCCCGGCGAGACAGCTTGCGCGTTTGGCCCCGAGGCGCTTGAACGCTTCTACGCCATCGCCTTCGCGGCTGGCAGGAATCGAACCCACGACCCCTTGGTTCGTAGTTCTGCTGTCGCTCTTAAGTGGTTGATTTTATTGGTGCTCATGCCGTCCGTTCCAAACGACTCTGCACTGTACTGATCAGCTTCGCGCCGGCCAGTCCCCCAAAAATCACCCAGGGTTTTCTGCTGGGGAGAATGGTAGCGCATCGCCCGATGCAAACTGATGGCATTGGGTTTTCAGCCTCCGTTTGCGGGAAAACCTGATGGTCCGCCCGCAAATTTCGTTTTAACTTACACTTTGAATGCACCGAAAAGCTGGTGCCACCTTCCACAGAGAGACTTCGATGAAAAAACGGCTTGTACACACGGAGTTGGTGCCCGTTCGGCGCGAACTGCTGTCGTCTGCTGAGTTCATCCGGATTGCCAAGGAACGGCCAGACTCGATAGCTAGATCGCGATTTGTCGCACCCACCATTGGTAAGCGCGATTTCGGCCATTTCGAGGTTGAATACTCGACGCCCGTTCTCAAACGAATCGCACACGCATGACGCCCAGCAAAGGAGGCTTGCCAGCACGGCCTCCAGCCTCCCAACCTGGACCGCCGCTAACCGAAGACACTATGCGCCGCTTTTTAGCGGTGCAGGAGCAACGGTTGGCAGTCGAGCTCAAGCAGTCCGAGATCGCCCTCAAAGAACTTGAGCACAACCAGAAGGTTGCCGACAAGTCGATCGACGCCCAGGCTGAAGACCGCAAGGATGAGCGCAGGACATCGCTGAAACGAACAAACGCCTACCTTCTGTTTGGCGGAGTCGCTCTAGTTCTTCTGCTTGGATTCTCCGTCTATGCCTTACACGTAGGCAAAGAGGCCATCCTTCTTGATGTACTGAAGGTGCTGATGGGTTTTGTTGGCGGCTGGGGCGCATCAGCACTCTGGGGAAACAGGAAGCTACCAGACACGGATGAGTGAAGCCGGCTACCTGGCCACACCCTTGAGCTTTTCGTACGTTCGGGATCCGGCTATGCCGAGCATCCCGGACATGATCACCCAGAGGGCGTCGGTCTCCAACATGGGCGGCGGCTGCAGCTCAGCGGGCACCCAGCCCTTGGCCTGCAACAGCGCCCACATCCACACAAGCATGGGGTACATCAGGAACTGGTAGGCCATCGCGGCCGCGCCGGTCCAGCCGATGGCGGGCCGCCAGCCGGCCACGAAGATGCTGGCGTGCTGAGCCTCGGCCTTGTTGACTTCGAGCTGGCCCTGGACCACGCCAGCGTCGATCTTGGCCAGCTCGATCTCGGCGTCCAGGCGTTCCTTGTCGGAGGTGTGCAGCGAGTCGATCAACCCGCCGACCGCCTCCACAATGCCGCTCACAGGGTTCAAGTTCATGCCGACTCCTTGAGTGTGCGACGCAACCAGCCCAGCAGGAACTTGCCCTGAGACCGGTCACGCGTCACGATCTGCTCATAACGAGCCAGCTTGGCCAGGGCGTAGCGTGCCAGGAAGAGCGCCGGATCGGTGTTGTTGAGCGCAGCCAGTGTCTTGGGGCCCATGCGACCGTCAGGCGTGGTGCCCAGCACGATCTGCGCGAGCTTGGCAGCGGTGCCAGTGCCAGCGTTGACACCGAAGTCGAACAAGGTGCGCGCGACGTCCTGGTCGTTGACTTCGTCCAGGCGCAGCGCGGCCCAGAAGTTGGCCCGGTAGAAGCCGCGCACCAGGTCGGCCTGGGGCTCGCCACCTGCGTCGAGCACGGACCAGCCGGCCCACTGCGGCCAACGGTTGCGCGCAATGCCGGCGTAGGTCATGCCACCCTTGTCGCCCGCCACGGTGTGCAGCACGTAGCCGCCTTCGTTCACGATCATCCGCTCGAACGCCGGCATGAATTCAGCCATGACGGGCCTCCTTTGGGCGGAACGACTCGGGGACACCGTTCCCCCAGTACGCCGCGGTGGTCACCTGTACCGCGGTGATGCCGGCCAACAGCAGCACGCTCACATAGTTCGGCGTCCAGGCCCACACGTAGGGCGCGACGAAGGCAACCACAGCCGCCGCCATCAAAAGTGCGAAGGCCCAGCGCACGGGCGCCACCGTGTTGCGCTTGCTTGTCACGCTGGCCCGGCAGAAGCAACTCCACAGCAGCGCGGCGGCCAGGGCGGTATGGATCCAGAGCAGCACCTTCATGATCCAGCCCCCTTGCGCCCGACAAACACGCCCAGCGCACCGGCGATCGCTTCGCGCAGCGCGAGCCACCGGTTACCGACCCAGCCGATCAAGAACGCCAGCAGCGCCAGCATCTCGACCGCCGGTATCTGCACGTAGCGTTCCACCAGGTAGGCCAGCGTGCCGCTCAAGATGAGGGCCATTGCCACGTAGCGGGCCACATATTTGGCGGCATCGGTGCGGCTGGTGGTGTCGACTTCGCCCAAACTCACCAGCGTGCCAATGAGAGCTGCCACCATGATGGTGGCCAGCGGGCCGAACTTGGCGCCGACCAGGCCGGATGCGATGGCAACAAGGGACGCCCCTGCGGCGCCGGATGTGGATATGGGTTCGCTCATGGTCATTCGTCGTTGTAGGAATCGGCACCCACCGCAGGCCGCTGGATGGCCCAGGCGTGGAGGTCGTTGGCGGTGAGCTTGTGGGCACCAGCCATGCCCAGGGCGGCGGCGATGGCTTCGAAGCAAAACCAGCGGTTTGTGCTTTGCGGCAGCAGCGGTATGACGAAGCGCCACACGCCTGCCCAGTCGTAGCGGTCGCCCCAGTTGACGAGGAACCACGACAGCGCCTGGACGCCCTGCTCCGCGTCAAGCTCGATGTCAATCACATCCCAGCGGCCGCTGGCCAGGTCAATCACTGTGCCGCGCACACCGCCGTCACGGCTGCTGCTGCTGTAGCTCAAGCCATCAATCACAAGCTCGGCATGGCTCCACCGGCTCCATGTCCACAGCCGGATGGCGTAGTGGCTGACCGTGTGCCGCCAGTCGTTGCGGGGCGGGCCTTTGTAAAAAGCAATGGCGCAGCGCATCGGGTCACCACGCAATCGCGTCGATTTGGGCCTGAGTGGTGGCGGCCGCCAGTTGCGCCTTCATGGTTTGCGACTTGGCAAAGTTGGCGTTTCCCGCTGCCACCATGGAGGCGACAAATCCAGCCCAATCGGCGACTGTGGCGATGGGCAAATAGGTGTTGTCTGCCGCTTTCCATCCACCGGGCCAGCCCGGAGGCAACGCGCCCGCCAGAGTGACAAAGGATGTGATGCCGTCGATATCGCCCCGGCTCAGTTCGTCGCACGCAAACAGCTTGCCACCGTGCGTGAAAGCGCCCCGGTTGGCCTGCAGCCGCCAGGTATTGATCTGCGCGTTCTTGTCGGCCTTGGCTGCGGCCAGGTCAAGCAGCGGCTCCACATACGTGGCCGCCACTTCGGCCATCAGCGGCTGGTGCTGCGCGGCATCGTCG